CTTTGTTTTTTTAGATCCTGACTTAACATTTTTTAGTAGTTTTTTTTGTTCTGAATTTAAATTCGACATTTTTTTAGGGGTTATTTTAATTAGTAAATAAATTTAATAATGTCAACTTAAAAAGTTGTCAAATTCTATCTTTACGGGAAACCTCATTTTGGGAGTTATTTAACGAATTAGCGATACATAAGAAATCCTTTATTTTGTCTTGTGGGATTGTGCTTACATCAATACTAAAGCCAATAGGTCTTAATTCCTTGAATACTATTCCTTTATTCTCCCGTAAGAAAGAGCGTAATTTTAATTGTCGCTCTTTCATTTCAGGTGAAATTTTTACTTTAGGGATTGGATTTTTCATTCCTAGTTTCTTTTGATTTTAATTTATTTACCGCATAAGATACCGTTGACAATGGAATTTTAAATTCTTCGGAGATATGGGACATTGACTTATTTTTTAAGTATTCATTATAAATTTTTATATGTGTTGCGTTTTCAGGCTTAATAATTTTAAATTTCGATAATATTCTTGAAATTTGGCTATTGTGAATTCTATACTTTAATCCTATTTCAGAATTAGTGTATCCGTCATTATTTAATTTTATTATATCTTCAATTTCATCTGGAGTAATACGTCCTGCGTAGATTTTTTTTGGTCTTCTGTTTGGGAATAGTATTTCTTCTACATTCCATCCTCTAACATATCTAGTAGTAAGAGTGTTTGGTTTTTCGTTTAGAGAATGCGCCCATTCAGCTATTGTACGTTTAATATTTTTATATTCTAATATTACGTTCCTAGAAGTGTTATTAGCTTGTTCGATTGGAGTTGCCCATCTACAATTTGATTTTTCGTAATTACCATCTACATTTATTCTATCTAAAGTTGTATTTATAGGTCTTGGCCCCATGTCGCTATAGAAGTTTTCAAATCGTTCCTGCCAGTAATCACAAACCTTAATGCCTTTTCCTCCGTAATATTGATAACCTGTAGCGTTAGGATTACCACACCTGTTTATCATGTTTGAATATGTACTTTCTTCTCTTGGAAACAAAACTCTATTACTCATAATAAAAAAAGATATAGCTTTCGAGGTTGCAGCTCTACTCACTATATCTTTAGATTTGTTTTTTCGATGTTATACCTGCAACTTATAACTCAACAAAGATAGTGAAATATTTCACATTATAAAGGTGAAAAACATCATTTTTTTTCAGAATTTGTTTTGTTTCTGTGACATTTTGTTTTACATAAAATTTGATAGTCCTCTACTCTTTCAGATGTAAGCCTTATTATAAACGGCGCTATATCTTCGTAGTTTTTCAGGCTTCCTGCCGGAATAATATGGTCTATTTCGACGTCTTCTCTTTTGAACCATTCTCCACAATGAGCGCAATTATATTCCTTCTTTATTCTCTTGTTTATGGATTGCGACTTTCGAGATGCGTTCTCAAGAGCTATACTCATTGGCTTCCAATAACGGAAGCAACTACGTAACGCCGAACGTATCTTTGAAAAGTATTGTGATTCTGTAAGAGTTTCAGCGTTTCGAGTTCTGGGGACCATGATTCGTTTAGTTACTTTCTTTTTCGCCATATTTCGCTATTAATTCATTAAATTCAATTGGTGTATAATTAACTTCCTCACAAGAAACATTTATGTATCTTTTGTCGGGTAGGGAGTTTTCGTGAACGTGTCCATGAATGTTATATTTAAACCTAAAATCAAGTTCGCAAGGATGAATAGGACAATGCGTTAAAATATAAATCCCCTTATAATTTATCATTCCGGAGACGCTATTTACGTATTTCAATAGTTCAGGCACGTGTTGTCTTTGGTCGTGATTTCCTAAGACTACATTTTTATCTCCTTTGAGTCTATTTAACAATGGATAATCTCGTGTTTTCTCCATTGTAATATCTCCAAGTACATAAACCATGTCCCGTTTATCTACCACTGAATTCCAACACTTAATTATATGTTCGTTCATCTCGTCGGCACATGAAAAACCTCTTTTAATTGCCATGTTCTCATGGCCTAAATGTAAATCTGATATAAAGAATACGCTCATAGTTTTATTTTAAAAATCCTTGTTCTCTTGCTTCCTTTGGATTGTCGTGAATCCAATTATGACCGTCTCTTGAAACTGCTATCCAAGTACTTTCGTCTAGGTAATATTGCGCTCTGTCTTTTCCGCAGTAGGTATGATGAATTTCAGTCGCCGGCCATTTTGTTATCGGGCAAATCTTATTTTCCTTCTTTCCTAGAAATACGATGCGTTGGGCAAGGTATTTTAAGTCATCCACTTTCCTTTTTGCAGAAACTTTTGGGATAGCTTTAGGGGTTTTGACCGTTGTTCCGGATCGCTTTTCTTCTTGGTACTTTTTCTCCGAATCTCTGCAATTCGAACAGTGTTTTTGAAGGAATACTTTTGGATCGAACTTCTCTCTACAATTTAAGCATCTTGGCATATTATGTAGCTTTTATAGTTAGTTCTTCACTCATTCTAAAATAGAATATATTTTGTAAGTGATGCAATCCAGTGATTTCAATTCGGCTAACATATTCAATCCACATTCCATTTATAAAGTTTATTTGCATTCCTTTTAGATTATAACTTGGATAACCTTTAAAGTCTAACTTAACAGCTCCTAATCTTAATAGTAATTCTTCTTTTAATGGGATAGAATTAAATATAAATGTCAATTCATTTTGAATGTAAGAAGCAAGAGTGCTTCCATCAAGTTTTATACATTCCCCATCATAGTCTATTAAATTCCCTATTCTTAAATCTGATATTTTTACTTTCATTTCTTAGTTTTTAGTTATCACTTTCGTACGCTTTTCTGCAACTTTTTGAGCAAAACTCCACGTTACATTCCTCCCCACAAAAAGCACATTCATTTTCCTTTTCTTCTGGTGGGGATTGTGTTTTGTAATTATCATAATTCAACTTGCTTTTACTTTAAGCGGTTTGAAGTATTGGAGTTTCGTAGGTAATCCTTTCTCGATAATTTTTTTATCGCGGGCTTTTACTGCAAGTTTCTGGTCAACGTGCATTCCGCATTGGTAAACAGTTCCATCGTGCCTTACGCTTGACTGCCATTTTTGATATTTTTTAATCCATTTGATTCCGGTATATTCGATTGCCATTCTATATTGTTTTAAAATTAATTTTACTTTGTTTTGTCTCGTAATAGAAAGGGACTTCCGCTTTTAGTTTACTTTCTGAATACTCCTTTAATTTTTCTATTCTTAAATAGATTCGAGCCATTTCCCCCATGAGTTTTAGAAGTCCATCCGCCGAACAAAAAGGAACATAATCCTTGTAGTTTCTGAGCTGGACTTCTAGCTTGTTTCTTTGGGTGATAGCGTTCATAGTTTTGACTTTGCTAATTCTAAAAAATTATGGAATAATGGTGATGTTTTGAAATCTTCAACATCCCCAAAAGGTCCCCAAACAGATAGTAAATTATTAAGGCTTAAACATGGCTTGTTTAGTAATGCATACTCTTCCGCTTTTTCTTTAGAATGAAATCTTAAACGAGTGCTTCTTTCTTTGGTAAAATGACCTCCAATAGTTTTATGTAATCTGTATTTATCAAATTGAGTTTCGATAACAAAAAAATCATCTCCTTCAAAAATCTCTACGCCGTCTTCGGTGGTGAATAATGGATTTATAGGCTGTAATTTTATAACGTCGTTTAGATTGTAAAAAAATACTCTCCCTTCTATTTCTCCATGTATTTGAATAGTGTTAGTAAATTTTCTAATTTTAATTATTTTGTACCTTTTTTCATCTGACTCTATAGTTGCTTCATCGCCAACGGTAAAAACTTGTCCGTCCGAAAGTCTTTTTACGGAGTTAATTTCATAGTATTTTAAGCAGTAATCGTAACTTACATTATTATGAAAATTATCTATAGAATAGAAACTCTTTAAAGCCTTGTCAAAATGATATACTCTTTTATTCATCTTGTTGAAAAACGACAAAATATCATAATCCAACTCTTCTAATTTTTTCCAATCATTTGAATTTTCTATAAATCTTTTAGGGATGCATGCTGTGTCTGGCGCTATGTAGTAGTGTTCGTTATAAACTTTCACTTCTTCTCCTGTTATTTTATGCTTGTATTTCATTTTAATTCATTTTTTAAAGTTATTTTCTGAATGATTTTCCTTTGAACTCGATGATGTTATACATCTCAAATAATCTGTCGTAAACCCTTCCTCCGTATTTTTCAAGAAACTCATCGACGGCGACTTCTAAATTTCCTTCATAACCATCTTTGTAATTGCAGGTAGCAAAAGTCTTATTGATAATTATTTTGTCTTTTACAGTTTGTATTCTGTTGTTGTAGCGAGTTTCGAAAATATCCTTGAAGATGTTTACCTTTCCATAATTCGAAGCGATACGTTCTGTTTTTATATCGTCAAAATATCTTGATCCAAAATTCATTTTTCGTTCAAACTCTTTCCTCGAAGCGTCATCGTTACATTTCTCGAACATTCCAACAACTTCATTAGCTGTATATCCCTTGAATGACATTCCTTTTATGTTTTGGAAGATTCTCTCAAAAACACGCATCGTAGCTGTTTTTCCGTTTCCAAAGTGACCAACTATCAAAAGTCCTTTATCAAAGCTTGGAGTTGAGAGTTTTGATAAGTTTTCACATTCAAAAAATCTTGGGTCTTTTGAAAAATAATAAACCAAAGGCAGGATGTTATTTATCGTAAACTCGTTTTTCTCGAATTCTTTGCCGTGGACCAATACGAAATTTGTTTTAAATACGTTTCCTAAAAGCAAAGCGGTTGTTTTAAACGATTGTTCTTCTTTTCCGGACAACATGTTCCTTACGTATTTTTTAGATGCTTCTTGCTGCTCTATTGAAGGCGCGTGTTTTTGTTCGAATTCTAAAATCTGCTCTTTTTCTGCATCCGTCAACGAAACAAATGGAAGGGATTTTAATATTTGATATTTCGTAAACCCTATTCCCGTTTTTGGCTCATCTATTTTTTGCGAGAGTTCCTGTATTGTTTTTGTTATTTCCATTTTTTACTTTGTTTACCGGTATCCAGTTTTTAAAATGTTTGGTGAACTCATTCATTGAAGGATGCACTTTGAATTCTGAAATTAAGTGTGTGTAGAAATTATTGAGTTTCGCTATAACTTCGTCGTCGGTGATTTTGAATTGATCTGAAATTGATTTTATCCAAATTTTGTTTTTTTCTAAAGTATCTTTAAATAGAAAATTATTGTTATTAGAACTATCAATTTCAACTTCATCTTCATCTTCAGAGTTTGCTTGGAATTTTGCTTGAGCAAAATCGTCGCCTTTGCCTAATGATTTTTTACCTCCTTTTGAACCTGCTGTTGATCTCTTATCACTAATGTTTCCGTCCTTTATCATCCTTTTTTGAGTTAATAAATCTCCGTCTATAAATAGTACTTCTTCATTTAAAAGTTCCTCTAAGCCACTGATTATAGTAAGCAAATCCCAAGGCAAAAACTTAGCAAGCTTGGAAGCAAAATTTTCTATTGGCTTGATACTTTGCTTGTCTTTTTGCTTAAGCAAAAGAGTTCCGTACGTTTCTGATTTATGCAGAACACACATTGTCTTTATGTAAACCCCTGTGGCTAAAGCGGAACATTCAATTAGTTTTTCGTCAGTCAAAAAATCCTGAACATATAATGGCAAATAGGGTTGGTTTCTTAGTGCCATTAATCATTTAGATAAATTGTGATTTCGTCTTCATTCATTGAGTCTTCGTCTATTAAATAGTCCCCAAATTCAATATCATCGTTTGAGACGAAAGTAAAATGGAATGATCCTGAATTACGACCCTTAATTTCATATGGTTTTACTATTTTTTTATTATCATTAATAGTAGCTACTCTAAATGTTATTCGATCAAATAAAATGTTATATACTAATTCTCTATTTCTAAAAAATGGGTTATTTGATGTTAGACATATAGTCCTTCTTCTATTAAGAACTTTTCCTAAATGAATGTGTAATTCGCTCTTTCTTAGTGTCATATTTTTTAATTTTTACCATTTAGCGTTATAGTTTTGTAATATTCTCGTGCCATTTTCACTCTTTCGGCCATCAATTTCATCTTTTCTCTATCACGGTAAAAGACGAATGTTTTGACTCTTTCTTCCTTAGTGAAAAGTGGATTGTTAGAATACACCATATTCCTGTCTATTTGGTCGTAAATAGGCTCCATTGCTTTCTCAAATAGGTCTAATTCCGCATCGGTCATATCACCAGAGTAATACTTCCATTTCGCATTATCCTTTTCTCTTTGTACTAAATGTGGCGGAGCGTCTACGAGACAATACTTTAGGTGAAATTCATCGGCGTCCCATAGTTCTAAATAAATTTGTCCTTGCCATTCGTAGTTTACGTCGTCACCATTAGCATTCATGAAAGTTTCTGGACTCCAAGAGCATTTTGTATCTATCACGATTTTTTTATCTGGAAACTCTTTGAAAATATCGCATTCTCCCGTGTGGTTTGCATTGGTTCTACGCTCCTCGTTCTTTACGTAGAAAACTCCATCAACCTCAGTAAGAAGTGTGATTGCATCTTCTTCGGCGTAAAGTCCTTTGTCAAGGTATTTTGATTTTATATCGATGTACACTCCTTTTTGCATCTGTAACCAAACTTTTCTAACGAAAGCTTTTGCTGTATCGGATAGTTCCGGCGGTGCGTCACGTTTGGTGATTAAACCTTCAAGTTCAGCTATCTTATTATCTGTCCATTTTACTTTGTTTCCGGCAGCGTTTACTCCGTTTAATTTCTCATAAAGTAATTCGTCGATTCTCTTTAGCTGAGTTTCGGTGATTACAGCACCTTGCTTATTGGTCATAAGCGCCCCACTCCCACTTGCGCGGAATAATATTTCTTCTGCTGTCATTTACTCAGGGATTTTAATGTTTTCTAAATATGTTTTGATTCTGGGGTATGCTTTGACTTGCTTTTTCTCTACTACATTTTTTATATCGTCAAAATCATTGGCAGGAATGAAGTCTTGCTTTAATTCAAAAAGAGCAACTAAGTCAGTGTATTCGGTTTCTTTGTCGAGGTTTTTGTCAACTGTAAAAACAAGAGTGTCTTTTCTGTTAAGATTTGCTCCGAATAAATCTCCAAAATGGTCACAAGCATCTTTAACGGCAACTGTTTTAGCAATTGGTAAAGCCATCGTAACGGCTCCTCGATTTACATTACTCATATCTAATTTTAGATTTCCGGAGTCTTTTTGAGTCTGTAATTCCTGCGCTCCTGTTCCATCGTGAAACATCCAATCACCAGATATAGGATCGACATAATGAACTCTAACAGTAACTTCAATTGCGTTTAATAACATTCCTGTTTTTAAGACTTCTATTTTGTACTGCTTAAAAATTTTACGTAATAGATATTCACATTTGTCAATAGGTAAATATTTGTAATTACTAATGTATGGATGCACTTTAACCCAATTTGCAGGAGGTTGTTGATTCAAGAGTAGATTCAACGAATCATTCTTCCAAGCCAATGCAACGTCCTTAGTTAATTCAGCTAAAGTGGGAAGCTCATTTTTTCTTTTTATTGGTGCTATTTCTTCTGACATGGTTTACTCTTCAATTATTAATAAATAAGGCTTTTCGTTTAAAACTTTCAATTCTCCTGAAGCAACAAAAGCATTAAAATTTTCATTGTCTTTTGCTGCATCTTGCATTAAGCAAAGAGTATCGTTCATAAAAATTATTTTCATATTATTTCAGTTCAGAGTTAAAATAAGCGAGATAATAATACATCTGTCTTTCTTCATCGAATCCTTTTTCAAGGTATTTTTCGGCGCTTTCCGGATTTACAAAATCAAGTTTTATGGTGATGTTCGTATCAAGATTAATCACGTTTTTGAACTTTCGTCTTGCGTCAGAAACGGCGGAATTCGAGATAGGGAAAGTCGAAATATCTTCGATAGAATATTTCTCTCCTTTGTCGGCTTTGAAACTTTTAAATTCAGAGATTAAATCCGGATTATCTAATACTTCGTTTAAGAATGCTGTTTCTTCGAATTGGTCGTTTTTGGCAAAATGATTCATGGCCCGATTCATAAACATTACTTCCTCCTTTTTGTCTTCCGCCGGAGCCACAACTTCTTTGGCAAAATCTTGAGCGAATTTCAAGTACTTTTTGGTTAGGAAGTTTTCGTCCTGAAACACATCCAATCCAAGGAAATGTTCCAGCCAATATCGAGAGTCGTAGCGATTAGAGTCCACGGTCAAAACTTTGTAACCTTCTTCTTTTTTATAGTTGAAAATCAAGCATCCTTTGTCGAGTTTGTCCAAGGAAATTCCTTGTTTCAAAATCATTTCCAAGTGGCTTCCGTCTATTTTTTCATACATTTCGATAAAATCAGACTTGATTTCAGATTTGAATATTCCAATGGCGTCCACGACATTATTATCGATGGAAACATTTTTAAGATAGGCCACGTAAACTTCACCGTTTTTAATATGCGGGTGATTTGATTGTTCGAACAAATGTCCAGTAATCAATCTTGAAATAGAATGTGTTTTTCCTGGCGAATCAAAAATATCAGAGATCCATCTATACATATCGTTGTATTCCAAATCTACTTCGTGCGAAAACTGGAAATAATTCTCTTCCTTTTCACGGAATGGTTTCAAGAAAAACTCCTTAATTAATGGAGTAATCTCATCATTTAAACGATATGGTTCATCTGATAAGAATATTGTTTCGTTACGACTTTTGTTTCCTACTCGGTGAAGGGAAAGAGATTCTATTTGAGCGTTATATAAATTAATCATAGGTTTTTTATTGATTATCGGTTAAATCTTCTTCTTCTTCGTACTCGTTGAAAACTCTGTCAATTATTTCAGATAGATAAGAGCTTGTGATTTTTTCTGGATTTACTGTTCTGATTACTTCTATCAGCTTGGCGAAATAAGCAATGTCAACGCCAATCAATTGTTCTTCTAAAACTTCTACATCCTTGAGGTCTAATTCGGATATTTGAAACATTATTTTCAGTATTTCTCCCGCATTAATTGACCACCCTCTTAGAATAAATTTCTTCATTCGAATAATAGAAGTAATAGGATATAAAGAGCCTTGGTATTTTAAGTTTTTAGTTAGAATGCATTGAAGTGCTTCGATATTAGTTACCAATCCGTCGGCGAACGTGAAATAATTTGTTGCATGGATAAAATCAAAAGTTTTATGAATTTGTTGGGAGGTTCCGTTAAATCTCAATACAATTTGTAAATCATCTGTAAGTGAAATGGCATTTTGACTCAAGAAAGAAACTTGGTATTTTTTACCTTCTTCAACAACCATTTTAACTCCTACAGAGTTTATGTTAAGTTTTATCTGATCCGGTTTAAGAGTTTTATATCTTACAGCTATTTCAGATAAATTATCGTCTATATGATAGGCGCTATCAATCTCAGATAAATACTCTTCTCTTTTTCTCCCATCAAGAACATCATTAGGACAGTAATACTTTGCTAATCGTAACAAAACATCCATATCTTGAATATAAACATCGTAGTCGTTTACCGGTAGGTTCTGAAATAAAGAAGTAATACATCCTCCGGAAACAAGAATGTTTGCTTTTACATCTTTTCTTAAATTACTATCTTCGATTGTCATTAACCAATCTTCTAACTTTCTTGAAATTATCTTTTTAATCGTCTTTACTTGCATTTGTTTATTGTTTTTTAGTTGGGACGTTATAGTTGTCTTTTAGATATTTGAAATATGACTTTTCGCCGGAATCCTTGAAATCATTAGCTATAGAATCCCAAGTAACCTCTTTTGGTAAATCATAACAAACACTTGTTGTCGATTCTACAGGAGCTGATAAATCAATATTTTGAATTAATTCGATAGCTTGTTCTTCTACTTCGATTCCTTTGATTGTTGCAGGTGATGGAGTTTCTGTCAATTTTACTGCATTTAGCTTATCTGCTTCCTCTTGCTCTTTTTGTTTCTTATCAGCATCTAATTTAGCGATGGCGTCTGCTATTTCTTTGGACTTTCGCTCGTTTTCTTGGCTAATTTTAAAATTCTCAGCAGCAATTCTGTTTTGCTCTGCTTGGATTTCGTCTTGGACTCTTTTATTTTCAGCTAAAATTACTTTTTGCTTAGCTTCAAATTCTGCTTTTTCTTCAGCGAACTTTTTAGCTTCGGCTTCCATTCTTTCTTTTTCTAATCGTGCATTTTCGGCTTCCGTAAGCGAAGTAGTTTTTTCTGATAGATACTTAGTCAACTCTTCTATTTTAGCCGGAAACAAAGCCTCAAATTCCTGCAAAACTGTCAAATCATAAGTCGTGTATGATTCAAGGAAATCAGCAGAAACTTTCTCGATAGATTCGAAACTCATATTCCCAAAAGTAGTTTTCCATCCAGCTACATAATCTTCAAGCTCTTTCTTGATATTATCGATACGTTGTTGCTCTACTCTTGCTTTCTCTTGACGTTCAAGCTCTTTTTTGGACTCGTATTCCGTAACGCCATCTTGACGAAGAGTTTCTTCTAATTTTACGTTCGAAACTAATGAGTCATATTCTTTGTCAACCACATCAAGAATATGAGTTTTGATTTTGCGTTTAACATCCGCTTGCTCTTTTTCTAATCCTGTGCGAAGAGTTTTTACGGCTGTACGGCTTTTTTTTGCAGACTCGTAAGTGGCAGAATCAATTATTTCTACGATTGGATTTAACGCTATTAAAGCATTAATTTCTTCTTTCTTTCCTTGTAATTCAGGTAATTGTGCAATAGAGAACTTCTCTAAATTTAATACTTGTAATTCTTCTTCTTTTATTGGTGGCATAATTTGATTTTATTTATTTAAGTTTTCTATGAATTCTTCTAATGCTATTTTGTCTTTTAGACTATCTAATCTTACTATTGCAAATTCTCCTCCGCAAATAGTAAAAGATTCCTTCATTTCAAAAGTGATTGTGTTTTCTGAAAAGTCTGCGGAGAATACATCTCCGTATTGTAATTTTTCCATAATTAAGATTTTGTATTAATGTAGTCGTACTTGATAATGGCCGAATCTCTCAATTCAAATGGAAGCACATGCTCTTTGAATGTATAGGAGTTTCCAAACTTGTTGACGCCGGTAGAACTGATATGAATCATTTGAATATCATCATCGTTGACTAATTCACTGATACGGGTTCTAAAACCACTGAGATACGGAAAGTCTTTTATAGATACTTTTCCTTTTTCAATCAGCGTGTATAGTATTTCGGCTTTATTTGTTGTGGGATTTGATAAATTCATAATAGCGTATTAAAAGGTTAATTTCTTTTTCTAGCTTGTTTATTCGCTCGGTATTCTCTAATCTCTTGTATGGTCTTTTCAGTTTTTGTCAGTTTCTTAGGTTTGATCGCCGGAGCAACAATTAAAGTTTTAGGTTCAATTTGTATGAAAATCGATTTAAGAAGTTCTACTTGTTGTTCGTTAAGTTTAATTGTGTATTCCATTTCTAATTTTTAAGATTCCAATTATTACCGTTTAGATGACCACATTCTGAAAGTTTACAGAATAGCTTTTTACCTATATCGTCTTTGATTAAAAAAGAGTCGTCAACAAAAACCTTTAGAACTAAATAATCTTTGTTAGATGTCAAATATTCACTTACTATATTAGGAGTTATTACACTATCTCCTTTTTTCAATTTTACGGTTGGTGAAGTATTATTCATTTTTAAGAAATATTTCATTTTCTGCGACTCCTGTTACCTCGCTTAAAACCTTTAGGTATTTAGGTTTTGTTATTTCATCGTGCTTAGAAATGTTAAGCCTACGGAGCATTGATGAATAAGAAATTCCCATCTGTAGGGCTAACTGCATTTTAATTTCATCTTTTTTAATCTTTTCTTGAAATTTTGTGGTGAATGTCATATTTTATAATTAAATTTGATTAATATATTTTACGTTATGTGAAATATTTCATCAAAAATATATAGTTAAAAACTATTGTGCAAATAAATTATGAAATATTTCATAATAAAAAATAATGTTAACTTCTAAATTATTGGTTATGAACGGATTAGATGTTGTTAAAATTAGAAAAGATTTGAACTTAACTCAAGTCGAGTTTGGTAAATTAATTGGAGTTGATAAAAGAACTGTCATTAACTACGAGCAAGGAAAGGTGATTCCTAAAACAAAAGCGAGTCTATTGGAGTTGATGCTTGCTAATGGGTTAGTAAATCCTAATTCAGTATATCACTCAAAAAAAGAAGTAGTTCCGGTGGTAAATAATAAAGATTTAATTGATGATATAGAGTCACTGAAAGACCATATAAAAACATTAAAAGATTTTATTGTAGAAAAAACTAAACTATCTGAAATGTATATAAACGAAAATGCATTACTGAAAGAAAAGATAAGAATTTTGGAGTTAAATCCCGGAGGTTAGAATGAATTATTCTCCGCATTTTTACACAGTTTTTACACAAAAAGGCTCAAAAACAACTAACTTGTATAAAACAGTACCCTTGATTTTAAAGGGATTCTTTGACGAAAAATAAGCTTCGGAGTTTCCCTCTTTCTCCGCTTAAATTCGGGAAGCCCCATTAACAAAGGCTTCCCGTTTTTTTTTGACTGTTTTTTACACAATTTTTACACAAAATGAAAAGTAAATTTACAATCCCAAAATTGAACAAAAGTTCTAAATATTGGTACATTCATTATCGTTATGAAGGAGTACAGTTTAGAGAAACTTTCGGACTGAATAAAATAGAAGATTTAAAACTAAGAGAATCTGAATATAACGATGCTTGCAATGCTTTGTTGGTTGATCTAAAATCGGGATGGAACCCAAACATACCGGATGGAGTTCAGCAGCATAGCGATATGTTTATCATCGAAGCTCTACGATTTGCTTTAGATAAGAAAAAACCAAACGTTGCCAAGAAAACTTATTCGGCCTACGACGGAACTATAAATGCGATAGAAAAAACTGTTAAACTAGCCGGTTCGGAACATTTAAAAATATCTGATACTAAAAGAGTCTACATTAAAACGATAATGGAGAACGCTAGGCAGGAGTACGAATGGAGTAATAAAGGATATAATAAGCACCTGAATCATTTAAAAGCATTATTTAGTGAACTTGTACAGTGGGATGTGATAGAAGACAATCACGCTCACAATATCAAGAATTTACGAGTAGAAGAAACTATAGCCCATATTCCGCCTACAGATGAGCAATGGGCAAAAATCAAGACCGAATTAAAAAAAAATCACCCTAATTTTTATAATTACATATCCGTTATTTTTCACTTAGGAATAAGGCCGGAGGAAATATTAAAAATACGATTATCAATGGTGGATATGAATAAAAACACCATTACCTTACCTCCAAATATTACTAAGAACAGAAAAAAATACAGAATACTGCCAATAAACAAGCATCTTAAAAATGATTTAGAAACCATGAATTTTAGAGACTTACCTAAAGATTACTTTCTTTTTGGTAGTTTAAAAGAAGCCGGATTAGGTAATAGGGGAAATAATCAATTCTTACCGGATTTCGTTCCAGGATATACGCACATAAATAGAGATACAGCTACGAGGAGATGGGAAACTATTGTTAAGATAGGTTTAAAAATAGATTGCACAATGTATTCTGTTAAAAAATATGGCGCAAATAAAAAAGCTTCCGCAGGAATTAGTACGGAAGCTATACAACGAATTTTTGGACACTCTGAAAGAGAAACCACTTTGATTTACCTTACCGATCAAGATAAGATAAATCGTCAAGAGGTAATGGATAAAAGTCCTGATTTATAGAAATTATATAGGCAACATCATTTTAGATATTATATTCGTGCTTACGTGTGTATAAATTTCTGTAGTCTTACTGCTTGAATGTCCTAAATGCTTTTGAATAATTCTTAAATCAGTTCCAGCTTCTAAAAGTGCCGTAGCGTTCGAATGTCTCAATAAATGAAAATGATACTCTTTGCCTAAATACTTTTTAACGATTTGATTGCAGCTTGTATGTGAATATTGCAAATCAAATTGACCGTTAAATAAATATTCTTTTGGCTTATACTCTAAAAAATAAACTCTTAAAATATTAAGGATTTTTTCTGATAATCCAACAATTCTATCTTTCCTACCTTTGCTTTGGCGAATGGTAATAATCATCCGTTTACTATCAATATCAGATATTTTAAGGTTACAAACTTCCGATACTCGCATTCCTGTACTATACGCCAATGCTATGATTGCTTTGTGTTTTGTATTGGTTATTTTAGAAATAGAATCCAACAAAAATTCCTTCTCTATAATTTGAGGAAGTTTTCTTTCTGACCTAGGATATTCGATATGTTTAAATTTTAGAGGTTGTTTTCCGGTAAGTTTATAAAATAATTTCACAGCAGAAATACGATGTTTTCTACCGTTTATTGAGTTTGCTAACAGCAGCCATTGCTTGATCTGTTTTTCTGAAATTTCAGAAGGTTTTGTAGCTATTTTGTTGAAATATTCTAAAAACAATTTGACTTGATTTCTGTAATTCGAAATGGTGTTTTCAGAATAGTTTTTCAATTTTAAATCCTCGGAATATAATTCCACATACTTTCCGATGTTCATAGTCTTAGGTGTTAGTTTTATTAGTGTTTATAGATTATTTTTACATATAATAGTTACAGGAAATGCTACAGTAGGTTTTCAAAAATGCGTTCTATAAATTCTCGTTTATCAAATGAATTATGTACTAATATTAATTCTCCATTTTGTTCAATGACTCTTGGACAACATTTACAAGTCGACAATTCCTCATGTTCTTCTAAATCATTAATTGGAAGGATGTTAATCATAATATCTTATTTCAATAGTTTTAAAACAGTCTTTTTTATGTTTGTAAGCCACATTTATAGCTAATTTATCTTTTGATTTTCCTATGTAGATATTTTTAAAATTATAAATGCTTTTATCGTTTTTAAGTATTTTTTTAGCTAATTTTTTTATGGAAAACAAAATGTTTTTATTTATTTTTTCAATCATATACTCTGGTGTATCTTTTTCGTAAATAAGTGCTTTATTAATATCCTCAACTTGATGTTCCGCAGATATTTTTGTGAGATTGCAATCTAAACAACACACGAGACCACCTACGCAACTAATTTTAACATGGTTTAAATCATAACACCAGTCTGGTTTTCTGCCTGTAGGAAGGTCTTTTTGTTCTTCTAAATTATTCATTTTTTATTTTTGATTTCGTTAAAATAATTTGGGTTTTTTTCAACCACTTCTTTTAGTTGCATTCCGTAAATTTCAAATTCATTTAGCTCTTCGTCTAGTGCTATTTTCGCATATTCTTGAACCTCGTAAATTTTATTATAAAGCATATTGTAAATTTTAAAATGCATTTCTAAAAATTTGTCAAAATATGGTCTTTCGATTGGCTGAAAAACAAAAGGGAAAAGAAAATTATCTTTAAAGTTTTCAAATTCCGCACTTCCTGTAACAGCTGGTTGTACGCATTGCGGTGTCTCTGTATTTTTGTCTTTATCTTGCATAATTTATTTATGGTTTTGTGTTAGTAATTATTAGTGTTTAATCGTCCGCAACGTTGATACAACCAGCGAAACGTTAGGCGATATTTAAAACGCCTTCGCAATCAGATTCATCTTTTAAAGGACAAGGCATAATTAAAACGTGGCAAATTCCTATTTTGAAAAGAAATCCTTTGCTTTGAGTATCTGAATTTACAAGAACAATATCTTCTTGTAAAATATCTTGAACTCTTATCAATCTGTAGAATTTTGCCATATCAAAATATACATCTTGAATTTTTACACGACAAACTCCAAATGTTTTTTCTCCAGTCAAAACACTTCTGCTTTTGTATTCTAACCCATCACCGTCACATTTGGGACAATCAAAACTTTTCGTCCATCTTTCGTATTCCCATTCTACCTCTCCATCGCCACCACATTCAGAACATTTAATATCTTCACCAACTATTTTATATTCATCTTCTGTTTTGAATTTTTCAAAATCTGAATTACAAACATTTAGTTTTTTATGAATATTTGGAGTTGGAACAACAGCATCAATATTAGGAGCGTTTTCGTATTCGTTTGTAAAATCAAAAAAACAATCTTTTTCATCTATATAAACCAAAGCATATCCATCTGTAGCACAAACTTTATTGCTTTTAATGAAGGGATTTTGTAAAACGGGTCTTAACTCGTCTTTTGACAAGAACATCGAAAAAACATCGCCTAACAGTGGTTTTGACTTATTGCCAGAATCGGCTGTATTTTTAGTTTGTTTTGTATCAGTTTTCATAGTGATAAATTTAAAGTTGGTCTTGTATTTTCGGCAACAAGACAAAGCCACGAAACGTTAGCGGAGATATTATTCACGTTTTGTTAAAACCGACATTAAATACTCACGACCTCCATTATTTAAAAGAAAATCAGTATTCTTCTTCATTTCAATTTTACTATATTCGTCAATTCCGATTTCTCTCATCTTTAATATTGCATCTCCTGTTACTCCAAAACAAGAATCTTCATAATCTGATTGGTTTTTATAATTATACATTTTAGTTTCGTCTATTTCAATTTCTGAATTTACTAATCCTTATAACGTTGGGAGTTTTTTATAACCTTCTATTCTTTCTTTTTTTCTTTGTAATCCTTCAAATATTAAATCTAAACAATGTTCTTTAGTATGTCCAAAAACATGTTGTGAAGCGAAAGAAAAGGAACTGTAAATAGAATAACTATAATTAGTTTCTTGTGGATGTCTTTCTTCTACTTTTATTTCCTCTTCTAATAACAAATCACAGTATTGTTCTTTGCTATGTTTTGGGATATATTCGTTTAAATATATTTCCTTTAATTCATTTTGAACTTTTTTAGCAACATCATAAACTAAAAATTCTTTTCTTAAATTAATAAGATAATCTTTCCTAGAAATACCATCCGCTAACATCGGTTTTGATAAAGCGGGAGTTCCGTTTGTGTTTGAATTATTTTTGCTCATTTTATGATTTGGTATTACTTGTTATTATTAGTCTTGAATTTTCCCGCCTTCTCAAAGCCACGAACCGTTATATTCCAGCTTCGAGCAACTTTCTGGCGAAAGCTACTCTTGCTAAAAATCTGTTTCTTCATTAAACATTTCTAATAACTCTTTTAGTTTTTTATCCCCGAATTTTGGTTTATTTAAAACTAACCATAAAGTAAATCTAATAGCGTGTTGATTGGCTATTTTTATACAATTATCTATGTGTTCTTTGGTTTCAATTTCATCCCATAAATTATATTCACAAGACGCAATTTCGTTTGAAAATTCTGTTTCTATTATTTTCATAAACTTTTTTCTTTTTTATATATTTCTAATAATTCTTTGGTGGTTTTTATTTCTCCTTTTTCAAACCAATATCCTTCAGATTTGTAATTTCTATGAATTAAATCGCTCATCCATTCTGCAAAATCAATACACCTTTGGTCTATTTCTTTCGTTAATTCAATCAATTCTTTTGCTGTTAAATCCATATTTATTTATTTTAATTTGTTAGTGTAAAAAAGCCGAGAATATAACAATCGCTTGTACTAAGCGGCAGAATATACGCAACCGCATAGCCGCCTAGCACAAGCGGCAAGCGTTATGCCTAATACTACGATGAATATTAGGCATAAACATTTTCTAAAAAATTTCGTGTAAAATCGGTTGTCCTTTTTTGTAAACACGTTTAATTTTTACATCAGCTTCTAAGTCCTTAGATTCTGAAACAGGAAAACATCCTTCTTCGGGTTCATCTACTTTTATGTAGTGATCTTCTTCAAGTTGTTCAGCTTCAATTTTATTGATAGCTTCACATTCTCTCCACAACATTACATTTTTTTCTAATTCTGATTCTGGCAAACTATTGCAAAAATCCTTTAATTGTTTCCAATTCATAATTACTATTTTTATTGATTAATATTTACTTTACTTTTGCCGTACTAGGCATAACAGCAGTTATATGCTATTGCCACTTTAGGCTTGATTTATAATTTATTTTGTACTTGTGATTATTTGTGCTTAATCGAAGCATTATTTTTTATTTTTGGCAACAGACATATAGCTGCAAAACGTTATGCAACAGTTTCATAACTATCGCATTCAAAAACATCTTCTAGTGCATTTAAAGCAAAAACTTCAAAAACATTACCAATTCTATTATTCGGGAATAATTGATTAATAAAGTTCTCATTTTCTTTTTGGTACACCTCGAACATTTTAGATTTAGATTTTTTAGAATGCCTTACGTTTGCAATTCTATCGCATAATTTTACAAAAGAAGCATATTTAACCTCTCTTATTCCTTGATAATATTTGTCATTTGCTCGTTCTTTTCTGTTCTTGCCTTTCTCATTAGATAGAGCATAAACAATTTCAGCAACTTCAATATTCGCAACTTCTTTTACATCATTATAAGTAAGTCTACAATCTTCTATTGTGTCGTGCATCCAACAAGCAGATAATACAATTTCCCTGTCTTCTTCGGGTATAGTGTTTATAAAACTATTTGCGACTTCAACAACCATAGATAAATGATGTGAATAAGGTAAATCTCCATATTTGTGATTTACGTTTTCGTGTGACATAATTGCAAATTCTTTAATAAGTTTTAACATAGCGTTTAGTTTAAAAACCGTTGCATAACAGTCGTTTGGCGTTATGGCAAGATTAGGTTTAATTTATAGTTGGTTTTGCATCTGTTTTTATTCGTGAATGCTCGAAGTTTTAGGCTTATTTATTTGCCACATCGCCAAGCGACAGGACGTTATGCAGCAATTTTTCAAAAACAACCCGGCAAACTCAATCGCCAGGTTGTTATATTATTTACACTAAATCTTCCGGTGCAACGGTGACAACTTCTTCTTTTACCGGAGCTACATAGTTTTTTTGAAAAACCCTGTAATTCTTTTGATTGGGTAATATTTGGTACACCCAGTGAATTTTCTCTTTGTGATCCACAAAGTAAATGGTGGCTCTCAATTCTGTTTTCATCTTTGTAGCAATTTTTTGCGCGGCTTCAAGATTTGAAGTTAAAAAAGCGGCTGTCTCTGGAGCACTTACTTCGTAGCGTTCCGTTTTTGTGGCTGGTGTTGCCTTGGATTGTTTTTTCATTTTATAAAGGGTTTTAAATTAATACGGTAAATCATCTGCTGCAGGAATAGTGGAGTTGTTTTCCTCCAGCGGTTTTGTGGTGGGTTCGCTTATTTTAAGATTCCCAAAATAAACCTTCTCTTCTTTTGTGGCATCCTTAAACGAAGTTTGCATACTGGCATCTTTGCCAAACTTGTCTTTTTCGTCATTGATCCAAACGTTTAAGTTTAAATAAATTTTGCCGTTCTCGGCTCTGGAGAAAGCTTTGTTTCCTGATTTTGCTAATTCCAGCAGTTTTGAGAAGTCTAGACTTCCGTACATTAATTTGCTCATTGTTTTGAATTTATTTATTATTGATTTTATTAAATACTCTCCTGGTGCAATAGCTTCTGGCAAATGAAATCACAAAGAAAATGGCAGTGATTTTTATATTTGTGGCCGAGCTTACATAAATGCCAAACATTGGAAAAACCAAAACTTGCATATAAAAACTGGTCAGTAAACCAATCAAGGTATTGGCGATACTTTCTAAGATTGACATTCTTTTAGATTGTGGATTCATTTTCTTTATTTTCTCGTTCGTAAATTATTTTATACAATTCTCTTATTTGGTCCCAAACCGATTTCTCTTTTCCCTTGGGTTGGTTTTCAAAAATCATTTTTCCTACTGATCCTGCTCCATTTCTTTCCACGCATATTTTGTAGTTTTCGCTTTTGTCATAAAGTGGAATCGGAAAGATCAGGATTTTGTTATCGTTGCACCACTTCTGGAAGCGGTGCGCATCTTTCGACTCCATTAGTAAGGCAAGTCGTCTGCAGGTTCTTTTTCGTGTAAACTTTGGGTTTCTTTATTCCTGGTGAAGTTCAGCACACCACCTTCATACATCATTGAATAATCAAAAGCATAAGCCGAAGTTTTGGTGTCTTCAAATTGATGTGATTTCACGGCTCCGAGAAAGTATTTTTTTGATTTAAAATAATTTCTTAAAGTGTTTTCGCCAATTA